CTAAAAATATGACGGTTATTGCTCATGCTGGTGGTGAGTAATAACCGCGTAATTCTAAGGTATGACTTTCTTCTGCAAAACTCCTGCAAAATCCTTCTGCAAAATGCTGTTGAAATGTTCTACTTAGGGAGCGCTAAAAGTTTTGTTAAAAATTATTATAGAATTGCTTCATTTGTATTATTATGCATAAGAATTCATACAGTTAAGGAAAATATCTAGTGGTTAAAATCGCACTGGGTTTAATTATTATATTAGTAACGTGTCTAACTTATTTTTGCTTTTCTTACTTGCTGTTATTTCCTTTCGATATGAAGAGGGAGGAGCTAGGGCAGTTTGGTGACTCTTGGGGCATACTGACGTCTATTTTCTCTGCATTTGCTTGTCTTGGTGTTTACGCTGCATGGCTAGAGCAGCGGGAAGCTACAAAATTGGCTCAGAGTGACTCAAAAAAACAAACGGCATACATCTACTCCCAACAATTTGAAAGTACATTTTTTCAAATGCTGAACTTTCTTCAAAGTATAATATCTGATATGGATTTAAGAGATAATGATAATAACGTTATACGCAACGGGAGAGATGTTTTTTCTAGTATCTGTAAAACATTACAATTTGAATGCAGAGAACAAGGGCATAAACAAAGACTTCATGATTTTGAAGGATTTAGTTTAGCTACTAAAGATAAATATTTGAAGTTTTACTCATCTGTTTATGAAAAAATATATAGGGATTTTAACAATGATTTAGGACATTACTTTAGGTTTTTGTTCGGTATATTCAAATATATAGACTCTTCGCTTTTAGCCGAGCATGACAAGTTTAAATATGCAAAGATACTTCGTGCTCAACTCTCTAATAGTGAACTTTTAATATTGTTTTATAATTCTTTATCTGATGATGGTAGAAAGTTTATGACACTGGCTGATAAATTTGAGCTTTTTGATAATTTACCACTACCTAATTTATTGAATATGCAAAATGCATATTTCGGAACAAAAAAATCATGGGGTTCACAATCAAGTAAATTAAAACATGATTGGTTTTTAACCTTGCAATAGGTGTTGGAAATTAATATTTCATTTCTGCATTCAGACTATTTTACTGAACTGAATGCAGATTTATTTTTAGCTAAAAGACGAGCGTTTTCCAATCTTTTCCGCGGTCGTCATTATAGCGGTCAGTCATTTGCTGATTTTTATGCCCAAGAAGAGTCTGTGTATCGATTCCCTGCTCTCTATATAATCGCTCTGATAAAGAGCGCTGTTCGTGGAAGGTCGCTGCTGTTCCTGATTTAGTCCAAGGGTAATCAATACTGTCTCTAACTTTACTGAATAGCGTTGTAATAGTTGATCCAAGTACTTGCCCACCCCTTTTAGCCGACGCTATTGCATGGTGATGGTGTAAAAGATAAGGGCTAAGTATTTTGTCCCTGCAAAGCGAAACAATCTCTCCAAGAGTAAAGCCAATCGCGTCACATTTAAGGGATAAAGGGAGGGCTATTTTTGCTCCAGTTTTGCTTTGATGTACGTGAAGATAACCATCCCAAATATCAGTAAACTTCATGTTTGAAATGTCGCCTAACCGTTGCCCAGTGGTAATGGCAAGCAGCATTGAGCGCTGGAGATATGGTTGGCTTGTAGCTGCTGCATCATAAATGAGCTTCCATTCATCTAAAGATAGACGTTGCCGAGTAATCTTAGCCTTAGGGTTTCTGGTTGCGATCGCAGGGTTAAAGCCCGGTGGAACTTCCCCGGAGTGCTGAGCTTCTTTAAAGACATCGATTAGTACCTTTCTGACAATTTGTGCCATCCGGTGCTGTTCTTTTTCTAAATATAAATCCAGTAAATGGACAATATCCCTTGTGGTTACATCTACTAGAGGTTTAATCCCGCAGAGACTAACAAAGGCTTTAAGCGGTCCTTTTTTCTGGCGTAATGTGCCGAGTTTTATCTCCCCAGCTTTTAGGCGATTTTCCTGCTGAGAGGAATACTTCTCTACCCAACCAGAAACAGAAATTGATGAGTTTGTAACGTGACTTATCTTGTCACGAAGTTTGATCATCTGGTTCATCTGCTGAGTAGCAATTCTAGTATTGGCCTCTATTGCTATGGCCTTAGCCTCTGCTTCATTAGTACCCAGCCCATGAAATTTCCCAGTGGTGGGGTGCTTATAACGCCAGTAAACTCTGTTTGTTCTGGCGTCTGTGTAGCAAGAAAGGCCGGGAATAGAAACGTTATATTTACGTGGTCGAGCCATCGGTGAGAATCCTCATAAGTCTCGGATCATCGTTAGGTTTAATTACTGGTTGAGCTATATCCCATACCAGATCGGCATCTTCACGCACACGCCACAACCTTCCTTCTTTACGCGCTGGTGGATAGAAATACCCATTTTTAGCATACCGGCGTAACGTATTAATACCCGGTGGATTGCTACGGTATCGATCCTCAGCCCATTCATCCAAAGTCAGATATTGGTGCATTGTTATTTCCCCACACGTATCAAGATGGGCCCGCTGCAACGGGCCGGTAAACAATTTAAGCTGCTTTTACTGCTGTGCTAAAACAACTCTTAGCGATTGCCATCTGCTCGGCATCATTCATTGCGTCATGAAGCGCGTTGTGCTTAATCATCTGGAAGTATGGCTGGTGGTCAGGAACATAACCTTTTTTGCCACCAGTGAGCGCATCGATGTACGTCCGAACGTCGCGCTTTCCGTTGTACTTCCACGGGCATTCTATGCGGCAGGAGCGGTATGCGCTTTCTAGAATCGAGCCATCAAAGTCGGTGCCGCGAAAGTAAATCGTCGCACCAGGATGTTGAGCTATCCAACTATTGAGGTTGAGCAACTGATCGGCTAAAGATTCACGATCGCCGGATAATGCTTCTTGCGCATCCTGCTTCTGATTTCTCCACCAATACTGTGTATCTTTTGAGACAGAACGCCCCAGCATCAACTGGTCGTTAGCATCAAGCAGGCAGTAGAACGCACTAGCTGAATAGTCAGAAAGCTCTGGATCACGGCTTACAGCCAGAATAGATTCGCGGGTACCTTCCAGATCGGCAACATCAAAAGCAAAAGCGCCAATGGACAGGATGAGAGCAGAAGGGCGCACATCCATAGTTTCGGTATCGATCACGATAGTGTTAATCATATTATTCACCCTCACAATTTATGCAGCTCGTATCGTCACCCATATCGCATTGGTCACATTTCTCCATTCCGCAATGTGGGCAGTCTTTTGTATAGGTTGGCGCTTCGTTGCCACAGCTCGAACATTCTTCTATTTCTGGTGCTTGAAGGGTTGGGTTATCCATTGTTTTGCTCCTGAACGACTTCAATCAGAATGTCATTCGCTAAATCGAGGCTGATCACATCATTTTCTGTATATGGAGATAGCGGCTCTTTAGCTGACTGAAAGCGCAATACTGTATGGTTCCCGTAATAGTTGATGTATCGCAGCCGGTAGCACTTACCAAAAAAACAAACAACATCATTAGGCTTTGCTTCAATAGCGAGCTTTTTAACTTTGTGGTTGGTCAGCTGGTGGACCTCACGCAATACATCAAACCGTGTTATGGCTTCACGTAATATTGCCGCTGCTTCTGGATATTGATCATTAATAAGCTTCACGCCTGCATGCGCTTGCTTAATTAGCGTCTTTGGGGGTAATTCATTTAGTTTCACGATTATTTCTCCACACGTTTTTTAGATATGAGTTTCCCCGGTGCGAATTAATGAAAATTCACACAAACAGATAGGATCTCTAATAATTCTCCACACAAATGAGCTGTGGTGGCTGGACTTGAACCAGCGACGCGAAGCTCTGGCGGCCTCCGCTCTACCAACTGAGCTACACCACAACGTAAAGAGCACTAAATGATGCTTCTAACAGCTATCGGTTGGGGAATGACACCTATTGGCTCTGAATCCTTAATCGCAAATAGTGTTCTTTACGTTGTACTGCTTAAAAAGGGCGGTTACAGGCCAAATAACAGCCATCAATCCTCTGGTTGAAATCCTGCAACCGCCAAAGCCATCATTTGAGTTATCCGCGGAAGCGCAGTTAACTTACATTTAGTATTAGCAAGCTTACATGCGAAGTCAATACAAAAAATAAGAAAACTTACTTTTGGCGTTAGCACACAAAAAAACCCGCAACAGCGGGCTTTCTAAATTAGATGGGATTAGTGAAGGTCTATTACGATTTGCTTAACGAGTCCGACAATTTGACAATTACCATTAATTTCAATGGGTTTAAATAGTGGGTTTAGTGGCAAAAGATATTTATTAGGCCCATCAACAACTAATTTTTTAATTGTTGCTTCATTGCTCCCCTGTAAACGAGCAATGACTATTTTATTATTTATATCAGCTAGATAGCCATATTCCGGTTCAACAATGACAACAGCTCCCTCTGGGATTGATATCGGCCCAGATGATGTCATTGAGTCACCGACAACCTTTAGAGCAAAGGCATTCGCTGATACTTGCGCTGATGTCTCAACATAATCGGTGCTAGCTCTATTCAGCTTTGTTTGAGAACCCGACTCTGTCCACTCGCCAGCTTGGACCCACGAAATTATCGGTAAAATCCTGATTTGGCTTTGAGACTTTAATGGTGGATCAAGTTCACCCTTGCCAGTAAGTACCCACTGAGGGCTGCATTCCAAGCATTTTGCTAGGCTTAGCAAATTTTCCCCAGATGGACTGGTTATATCGTTTTCCCATTGTGTTACCGCTGACGCAGAAATGCCAATCCATTCCGCCAGATCCTTCTGGGTCAGCTTCATTAGACGTCTTCTGGTTTTTATACGACTGCCAACAGTTTCCACGTGGTTGTCCTCCGAGTTTCTATGTTAGCAATCTTACATTTAGTTGACGTAAGTAGTCTGTGATTATAGAGTGTAAGCATACTTACTTTTATGGGGGGGCAGGTGTATAAAAACTGCATTATTACTCATTTCAACGGCACCACTAAAACAGCTGAAGCATTAGGAGTTACACATAGCGCAGTTTGCCAGTGGGGAAAAATAATCCCTGAAAAGCAAGCCTTAAAAGTCGAGCGCTTAACTAATGGAAAGTTGAAGTATGACCCTGCGCTTTATTCAGGAAATCATAAATCAGTGAGCAATAAATAAAACCACAAAAGAGAGACCAATACTGTGGACAACAAGAACTTTCCAGCCCCGGCAGATATGACAGCAGCAATGCACAAGCTGATCACTTCAACGCCGGGTGGGTATGAAGCGATGGCGCAACAGCTTTCGCACGACGGTACCCATAACGCGCTGAGTAACCGCGTTCGCCAGATCGGTGGGCAAATGGTGCCGTTCGGCATGGCTATTCAGTTGGAGGCTTTTTCCGGTCGCACGGATATTACCGAAGCTATGTGTAAGCGTACTGGTGGTGTGTTCGTGAAACTGCCTGATGTGGATCAGGTCGGGAATGAAGAGCTGCTGCACAAATTTAACGACCTGCTGGCGGCGCTGGGTGATTTTAGCCGAGCACATAACGAGTTCACCCATGATGGCGTTCTTGACCGAGAAGAAAGCAAACGCCTACGTGCCAAAGGTTATCGAGCACAGTCTTTGATAGCCGAGATTTGGGTGATTTCAGAAATGCTGTGGGGAGAGGGTGACGCCAAGAGTATGCAGCTCTTGGCGTCGGGTGCGACTAAATCAGTGTGTGGAGAAATAACCGCGTGAGCAATTTAACAATAAATTCTCATCTTCCGCAACTGCGCTGTAAGCCGGTAAGAAATGCTTTGCCGCCAGCGCCGTTACGGTATGAACGAAGAATAGCAAATCGATGGGTGCCGTGTAACCACAGCAGAGCCACGGCAATTGTGGGTGTAATAAAAAGACGCTGGGGGCTCTATGACAAATCTTAATGTAACTGGCATGGCGCCATATCAAAACCATCAGGTTATGAACTCAGCGCAGCCAATGATGAGCAGCCGTGAAATTGCAGAGTTAGTTAAAAGCAAGCACGGTGATGTTAAGCGTTCAGCCGAACGCCTAGTGGGTGCGGGTATTTTAACCGCGCCGTTGGCGCAGTTCGATTTTGAGCATAACGGGAATACATACCAGGAGTATCGGTTTAACAAGCGAGACTCGTTGATATTGGTTGCCCGTTTGTCTCCGTTGTTCACTGCGGCTGTCGTTGACCGTTGGCAAGAGCTGGAAAATAGCACTCCAGCGCTTCCTCAATCATTACCAGAAGCGTTGCGCCTTGCTGCTGATATGGCAGAACAGAAAGCCGCGCTCGAGTACAAGGTACAGCAGGATGCGCCGAAGGTGGCGTTTGTCGATCAATTCGTTGATGCCGCTGGTGCTAAGAGTCTGCGTGAAAGCGCCAAGATTCTACGCATGGCTGAAAAGTCGATGATAGAGGCGCTATTGCGTGACAAAGTTCTGTTTCGTCAGTCCGGTAATTTATTACCAGCATCAACCCACCAGCGTAACGGCCTATTCACCGTGAAAACCGGCACATCTGAGTTCGGTCACGCTTTTACTCAAACCCGCATAACACCGATGGGCCTGCAATGGCTTGCCGAACGTTACGCCTCTGAGCTGATGGTGGACTGATATGAGCCGTATATTTGATGTTGTTCAGTCTCTATCTGGTCAGAAAAACTCCATCGTAATACCTCGGCCTTACGTCAGGTTTTTTGCTGGCGATCAGCAGGCACTCGTCCTAGGCGCTTTGTTGAACCAGATCGTATTTTGGTCTGGCGTCGATTCTTCATGCGAAGGTGGATGGTTCTATAAGAGCCACAAAGAGATGGGGGAAGACTTAGAAACCCTGAGTGAGGATCAGGTAGGTCGCTTGGTTAAGAAGCTTTGCACCAAATATCTACCCGGAATTATTGAGACTAAAAACCAAAAGGTTAATGGCACTCCTACAGCCCATTATCGTATTGATGGAGATGCCCTAATCGCTAAGATTTTCCCGCCAGAGCTGGATTCCGCGAAAGTGCGGAATGGAAAACGCGAAAGTGCGGAATCAAATCCGCAGAATCGCGGAATGGAAACTGCGGAAGTGCAGAATGGAAACCGCGAAAGTGCGGAATCTTTTCTTTATACAGATCAAGACATACAGATCATTAAACCCTCTTGTCAGCCTGCGGCCGACCCTGCAGTGGTAATGACCCAACAGGCTACTCAGGTGCTAGAACATCTGAGAACCAAAACCGGTTCGCGCTTCCAGAACTGCAAATCCTCACTCGAGAACATTCGAGCTCGTCTGCGTGATGGATTCACCCCTGACGAGCTGGTGTTGGTCATTGATTTTAGTGTTGTGCGCTGGGGCGGTAATCCTGATTTTTCATCGAATCTTAACCCGACCACGCTGTTTCGCCCGACCAAGTTTCCTAGCTACCTAAGTTCGGCGACTAATTGGGATAAAGCTGGCCGTCTGCCTAGAACGCAGTGGTCAACTCAGGCGCAAGCCAAACAAACAAGCTACGTCAATATGGATTTCTCGAAGCAGGAATATTCAGCGCCAACCACTGGCTGGAGAACGTGATCATGAAAATTAAAACCATGCCAGTTATTCGCCACCACAGTCCGGCACTGGTTCACCTCCATCAGGAAAGAGCCAAACGTTGTGAAGTGGCAAAACAGTGGCGCCGCGCTGAATACGAATGGTCCCGAGTCATTGAGAATTGCGGTACCGAAGAAGATATGGAGCACGCCGTAGCGAGCAGAACTGCATGTGCTCGGATGTGCCAGCCATCAGGCTCTGCAGATCCACGTATGGACTATGAATCTGTTGTTCGTTTGGAGGTGCTGTCGTGACATATCAATTGCTGGTTGGTCGCTGTGAAGAGGCTTTGAAGCCTTTACCTGATAACTCTATTGATTCGATAGTTACCGATCCTCCGTATGGTTTAAGTTTCATAGGCCACAAATGGGACTATCAAGTACCAACGGTAGATCAGTGGATCGAATGCCTGCGTGTACTTAAACCGGGGGGACACCTTCTTGCTTTTGGTGGAGCGCGTACATATCACCGGTTAGTGGTGAATATTGAAGATGCTGGCTTTGAGATCCGCGACCAGATTATGTGGGTATATGGCAGTGGGTTCCCTAAATCAAAAAATCTAACAGGGGAGAACGAAGGAAAAGGAACTGCTTTGAAGCCAGCGCATGAGCCGATTGTAATGGCCCGTAAATCATTATCTGGCACCGTGCAGGCTACAGTGGAATCTTTTGGTACTGGTGCGCTGAATATTGACCTTTGCCGGGTTCCCACCGGTGAGAGCTTATCTGGCGGTGCTGGTGGACTCCTTTCCCATATGCGTGATGGAAAACATCCTGATGCAACTGATTGGCAATCTGATGAGGTAGGCCGTTGGCCTGCAAATCTCATTCATGATGGTAGTGATGATGTTGTGTCTACCTTTCCAGCGGCGAAAGGTCAGCAAGGGAGAGCTAAGAACGATGGTTTGGATAGTGGCAATAAGGTATTTAGCCCACTTAAAAATGTGACATCCAACCCTGAGCCACGCGTTGAAGTTGATACATCTGCAGCACGTTTCTTCTATTGCGCAAAAGTCAGCAAATCAGAGCGGGATGAGGGTATGGAGCGATTTATTCCTGTATCAGCATCAGAAATGACTGGTGGGCGTAAAGAGGGTAGCGCTGGTTTGAACGATCCGCGTGCAGGAGCTGGCCGTACTAGTGGTGCTCGAAATAACCATTCAACGGTTAAGCCCGTAGCACTTATGCGGTATTTGTGTCGACTGGTGACACCAGCAGGCGGGAAGATACTCGATCCCTTTATGGGAAGCGGTAGCACTGGTAAAGCGGCGATCCTCGAGGGCTTTGGTTTTGTTGGTGTAGAGCTAGACCCTGATCACTTAACTACGGCAGCGGCTCGCATAGCTCATTCATACAAAGAAGTTACTCAGGGGGCTGCGTGAAGTTAATCCTACCATTCCCACCGAGCGTAAATGGCTACTGGCGTGCCCCGAACAAGGGCGCTTCAATCGGTAAGCATCTAGTGAGCGAGCGTGGTCGTAAGTATCAGGCCGAAACATACGCGATGGTTATCGAGCAACTACGCCGTAAGCCGAAGGCGATTGCTGAGAACGTTTCTGTTTCCGTTGTGCTGTTCCCACCAACCAAGGCGCGCCGCGATCTGGATAACTATTTCAAAGCTCTGTTTGATGCGCTAACAAAAGCAAATGTATGGGCTGACGATACCCAGATTAAAAAACTTAATGCTGAGTGGGGGCCGGTCGTTAAAGGTGGTCGTGTTGAGCTGGTGATCGATGAGGTGACGGCATGCGCATGATCCTCACTGCATTCCCGCAAACCGACGCTGGCATAGTTTTGCTTAAGCCGGGGCAATTGACGCACAAGTTCCGTAAAGACCAGCGCATCATGATTACCGAGGTTCCGAAAGAGTTTGCGAAGCTACCTGCAGGCGAACTTCCTGCACAGTCGCAAGACCTTGCTAACGATATGGCTTTGCGTCCGTTTTTCTCTCATAACGAAGTGATTAAAGCTGCTGGCTCTGAGCGTGCGCTCGAAATATGGGTAGATAACATCAAAACCTGTCAGTGGAAGCGCAGCTATCACAATCGAAACTTGAATACGGTATCGCATAAAAACGGTGTCGTTCGTCTGTGCTGGAGCTGCGACAACCTCCACCACGATCAGTTTCATCCGGCGCTCGGTGATATAGCCGAAATTAACCGCGCCGAATGGCTGGTGGATGCCGTGCGCCAGTCTCTTGGTTTCCGAGAAGGCCATCAACTAACCCTGCCAGAGCTATGCTGGTGGGCCGTGCTCAAACAGGTTACTGAGTATCTACCTAGCGCAATTGATTACCGCGTCACAAAGACGCCTGAGCCACCAGCGTTTGTGGGTGGTGTTATGAAAGAGGCCGACATCAACCCGTGGCCAACAAATCCGGCACAGGTCATTGCTGATAACGTCGAGCTAGTGAAGCCGATAATCAAACTTATGGGGGATGAAGCACCACCGGCGAGCTTTATGTTGAAACCTAAGCTGGTACGCTGGGAGTGTGAGAAATACACGCGGTGGGTAAAAACGCAAAAGTGCTGCGGTTGCAGTAAACCAGCCGACGATCCGCATCATGTGATTAACCACGGGCTCGGTGGCATGGGAACCAAAACGCATGACATGTTCGTGTTGCCGTTATGCAGACGGTGCCACGACAAGTTGCACAAGGATGTTGGGGCGTGGGAGCTTGAACACGGGGATCAGCGATTCCTATTAATTGAATTTTTAAATTACGCCATGGGTGTTGGCGCAATTTTCAAAGCTTAGCGTGTGGAGAATTTATGAGAGATATTCAAATAGTTCTTGAGCGGTGGGGAGCATGGGCTGCAAACAACAAAGAAGACGTGTGTTGGAACTCGATTGCTGCTGGGTTCTCTGGCTTAATTCCCTCAAAAGTAAAATCCCGTCCTCAGTGCTGTGATGATGATGCAATGGTGATCGTGGGCTGTATGGCAACATTGAACAAAAAGAACCCTGATGCTCATGATTTGCTGGTGGACTATTACCTATTTGGCAAAACGTTCATGGCTCTAGCTAAGCAAAATCACTGTTCTGATACCCATATAGGCAAGCAGTTACAGAAAGCTGAGGGGATCGTTGAAGGTTTGCTGATGGCGCTAGATGTTCGCTTAGAAATGGATAGGCTAGTACGAAAAGAGTCGATAGCACGAAAAGTAGCATAATAGCTTTACGATCGTAAAAACGCAGATATTCTGATAAGAGTGGTCAATTCGTCACATAGCTTACAAAATCAAACCTCGCTCCGGCGGGGGTTGTGATTAATGGAACTTCGCAACGGTCTATATTTACTAATAAAAAAATTGAAAAACCAGCAGGTTTAGAACTTTTGAACGTCGCCGTATTGTTTTTTAATGATAAGGTTTTGTTTTTCATTATTTTTTATAGTTAAGTCAGCGCGCTACTTAGCGAAGAGGGGGGAGTGTGATGTATAGCCAATATCAAAATGAATTTGGCAGGATGTCTGCCAAAGTTCGTAACTAAATTACTAATGGTTTGAATATATCCTCGATTAAATAATTCCTATTGACGATTCACTATAAAGAATTAAGAGTCTTATTATGGTGGACCATTGCTTTCAGCATAGATAGTTTAAGACCACCACAAGTGATTTTAAGTTAATCGTGTATTTAAACGGTTTGTGCATATGCGCCGTAATGCTCTGTTAGCTAGTGGAATTCTATTTTCTAGAATTTTAGTAGCAGAACGACAGCACTTCTTGTGATTCAAAAGGCATAAACCAAAGACAGTAAAGGTAAGCAACGTAAAGCAAATAAGCAATAAAACAGTGATTTTAACTATAAAAAACTTCATTTTAGGTTTAATTGTCCTGATATGTTATAATGTACCACTTAAATGGTATGAGAATAATCCCATCATGTATAGTTTTTACTGCTCTACTTTTTATAATTGTTACAATTTTAGTGTTACAGCATTATTCTGTAACAAGAATGAAATGATCTCACCAGACGCTGTTTAGGTTTTAGTATTTTTTCCATTAGAATCACATAAATCACGATGAGTTATAGTTCTTGTTTGAAAGTGTTTAGTTTTATAGTTGTATAATGTTTTTATATATTTTTCCAGAATACGTTATAGATGAGAAAGACTATTCCAATTATTTTGATGTTAGTGATTTTTTTCTCTGGCATCGGCATGTGGTTTGTTATGCTTGCTCAAATGCCTAATTCACCCATTCAAATTTATTACAATAGCTCGAAGAGCAAGTTACTAAAAAGAGAACATGTTGGGTTACACCAAATAAGAAGAGTAATAAGGTATGCACAAAAATAACTTAGATGTGATATTATTGTGAAAAATACATCTAAAGTTCCTAACGTTTTTTCATATTAATATATGTTTATTATCGTTATTCATTTCTGAGTATGAGCTTCCTTATGGAAGCTCTGAATGTATTGCTTTCAAATCTCAATCTAAAATTTGATTATCATCACGTGGTATGACGGTCAAACCAATTGTTGGAAGTGATTGCCCAGTTAGATGAGGTTCAATAACTATATTCCAAATTCCTTCATAGGGAACTTCGATTATTGCGGGAAAGTAGGAAAAAAAACCTCCATGGTAATTCGGCCAATTATCCTGGCTAAAGCGATCGTAGTACTTATCATTGATTAGCAGAACCTTAGCTGGTTCTGAACAGACAACTTTCACGTAGCTATTCGAGGTTAGATATAGTTGTTTATGTTTCAT